ATTCGATCAGGTACTTTTGGATTGATCTCTGGAACTCGTAGGATAACGGAAAGACGGAGGCGACGCATCTCCTGCAAAATGACCCAGTAATCCGTCTTGCCAGTTTGACCAGAGCGTCGTTCCGAAGTTGCATCCCCATATACCCAGATTTCCGAATTATGATTACGGAATACGTCTGCGAACAGATCGCACATCTCAGGAATTGAGGCATCATCGACGGTCAATTCCTTGTAGATTCGGTAAATACCGCCATCAATCTGACCAACAATGGAGGCCATTGGCTCAACATTAAAGTCCCAGGCCCAACATATCGGGCGGTAAGGAGATATGGGCGGCTGCTCTCGAACATGAATAAGCCGACTAAATGAACCATAGGCCCTGGCTCCACCAATTCCAGGGAGCCACTCACCCTCCATGCGGATTCTCCGCGAGGCGGAACCTTCAGGATAGATAGATTCCAGTCGGGAAAGTTCCTCTCGGTCGATCCCAGGGTTATCATAGATCGACGCGCCAAAGACCGCCGCATGGGGCAACTTGCCTTCTAACCAAGGATTGATGATCTTCGGGAAGACCCAACTAACGGTTGTTGCTTGGCCTTCGGGCGGCAGTATGGTCGCAGTGCAGAAGAACTTAAGAGGGCGGGCACCCACTCGGATGGCGGCCTCTTCATATATTTCCCAGGGATGCTCCTCGTCCATGTGGAGCCAGTCTTTCTCAGATCCCTGGTATTTACGACGACCAGAATCAGCCGACTTGAAACCGATAATTGAACCGTTCTTAAGCTTGAGTATCTGGTCATCTACTCGCCATTGTTCGATTTCGTGCTGTGGTATGAAAGGAGCCGACCGCTGTCCAGGGGGAACAAAGCCGTTATCGAAATACTTGGGCTGGATGACGTCTCGGGCAGTTGGAAAGTCCAGAGCCGAAACCCATCCAGAGGTCGACCGTTCTCTGACTTGTACGGACTGGGCTGTACCGTTAGCATTAACTTGCACTTTAGTGTGTTCCACGCCAAATCTGGCCAGTGTCGCTCCAATGTACGCACCTGCGTCAGACTTACCGGATCTGTTGGCTGCAATGAACCAGTTCTCTTTCGCGCGGCCATATAGGGTGCTTTCTACGAACTCCTGCTGCCTAGGGTGCAGCTTGTATTTTAAGAGGGGGTCCAAGCGGCGCCGTTGGCCAATTTCGTTGGCAAGGGCGAGAAGCTGTTCCTGATCTGCACGGTCCATGTGCAGGTTATAACAGAAAATTCCGCAAAAGCAATGGTTAACGGCAAAATTGTTGCACGTTCGTCGCATCCATGTCATAATGCCTCCCATCCACACAAACTTGGGGACTTAAAAATGTTAGATCGAACTATGCCTTATGGGCCACAAACTCCTGCGGCCCTTGCAGTGTTCAATCATAAGTACGCCCAGAAAGGAGAGAGTTGGAGAGATGTCTGCAACAGAGTCGCAAGCGTTCTTGCGGACAGTGACCCGCACTATAGAACATTTCGACAGATCTTGCTTGAAGGAAAGTTCAGTCCCGCCGGGCGCATCCTCACAGGACTTGGAACGACCAAACGAGTTACACCTTACAACTGTTTCGTTAGTGGTCCTATCGAGGACAGCCTTAACGGACCTGGAAGCATTCTCGGCCGCCTCGCGGAAGCTGCTGAAACGCTTAGACGGGGTGGAGGTATAGGTTATGACTTTTCAACTATTCGCCCGCGTGGAGACAAAGTCCGTAGTCTGGACAGTAGGGCGTCAGGGCCTGTATCGTATATTCAAGTTTTTGACGCAATGGCTTCTACGATATCGTCCAGTGGGGAGCGTCGAGGTGCCCAAATGGGTGTCCTCCGTGTGGATCATCCAGACATCGAGGAATACCTATACGCTAAACAGAACTCGAACAAGCTTAACACCTTCAATCTCAGCATTGCAGTTACGAACGAATTTCTCGAGAGCGTACAACAAGGAGGATCTTTCACCCTTAGATTTGAAGGAAGACAGTATGGGACTGTGGATGCTAGGGTCCTGTGGGAAACCATCATGCGGTCAACCTGGGACTGGGCAGAGCCCGGAGTCATCTTCATCGACAAGGTCAACGAATGGAACAACCTAGGATACTGCGAGACGATAAGCGCGACGAACCCGTGCAGCGAGCAGCCCCTACCCCCATTTGGAGCGTGCCTGTTAGGCAGCTTCAATCTGACCAAGTACCTGGAACCGGGTGGGCCAGAGCGGAGGTGGAAGTTAGACCTCCAACGGCTTGCAATGGACGTTGGTCCTGTTGTTCGCGCGATAGACAATGTTGTGGATGTTGCATGCTATCCGCTTCCAGAACAACGACAGAGCGCTGTCTCAACCCGGCGTATGGGCTTAGGCGTCATGGGAGTAGCAAATGCGATTGAAGCGTGTGGGTTTCCCTATGGGTCCGAAGATTTCATCGCTACCATGGAAGACGCGCTGGCGGTCATCAAGAACGAGGCTTATCTGGCAAGTGCTAAGCTGGCGCAAGAGAAGGGAGTATTTCCTCTGTTTGACAGAGAGCGATATGAAGACAGTCCATTCATCCGAACGTTGCGCTGTGACGTCAGGAAAGCTATTAGCGAGCACGGAGTTAGGAATAGCCACCTCACTAGCATCGCCCCAACGGGAACTATTAGTTTCTGTCACGACAACATATCGTCAGGGATTGAGCCAGTGTTCGCAGTCCATGGGCGACGCCTGGTTAACATGCCATCTGGAGCAACTACGTTCGATACAGAGGATTATGGCTATAGGGTTCTTGGAGTCGTTCCTAGGACCGCGAGTGACGTTTCGGCTGATGAGCATGTGGGGGTTCTGGCTGCTGCTCAAAAACACGTTGACAGTGCCGTTTCGAAGACGTGCAACGTCTCGAGTGATATGGCGTGGAGAGAGTTCCAGAACATCTACTTCCATGCATTCGAGGCAGGTTGCAAGAGCTGCGCAACGTTCCAGGACGGAGGGAAGCGAGGCTCGCTCCTTGAGCGAGCCGAAGAAGTAGCGGACTGCTCTAGTGGAGCGTGCGCGTAGCACAGAGGCACCCGACACTAGTCCGAATGCATTGGGCTAGTGGCGGGGCGCCTGTCGGTGGGGTCTTTACGGTCCATTACCGTCCCTGCCGTGGGTTCCTGCCTTTAGGGCAAACTGCTCAGCCGTCACTGACGGCGATCTGCGGGGGAGCCCGGAGAGCAAACCACGATTGCGGTTTTACCGCATAAATGATAAAGGGGCAATGGGCCGCAGGCCCATGTTGCATGGCACAACGGCTCCTGGGAGCCGCATGCGCGGCCCTTACAACGGTGAGGTACGAACCATGCCTGCACTGAAACCACTGCGAAGCAGTGGATGGCCACTGCCGGAAGTGCCGGGAGGGATTGGAGATGACGAAGAGGGAGCCTACAATCCCTGGAAGGGCGTCCAAGACGCCATGGGGGCGCGACCTCAGCAGCAAGGCACGAGGAGTGAATGCCCTCCGGGGCAGGCGCCGATCAGGGACGGCCCATGGGCCACTATGGCGGCGATAGTCGCCAGGAACCTTCCGCCTGTCGCACGACAGGCGCCGTTCAGGCGCCGGGAGGCGCTCCTAGCGCGAGCGGGGTTTGGGGCCGGTATTAGTCGGCGAGTGACGCGTCGGCCGTGATTGCGGCGTAGCCGCTGCCGGCGGCACAGCCGGCGGCGCGGGTCCCTTCAGCGGATGAGGCTCCTTAGGAGCCGCGGCTGCTGCCGCGATGCCGGAGGCATTGGCTTTCAGCTCTGCTGCGAGGGTCTCCGCTCCTGCGGGGTCGGCCTCAAGCCGACCTACGACGTAGTCGAGAATTGCCTTGGCCACGGCAGTGGCTTCTGGCGAAGCCGCAACCGCCTCGCGTAGTTCCATGACTGACTTTGGCATAGGAAGCTCCTTCGTGCACGAAGTGCACCATAGCAGGCAATTTGAAAAATTGCAGCACGCGCGGGAGGAGACATAGCAGGACAGAAATGTCACAGTACACCCCACCCTGT